CCACCAGACAACAATCCAGTGCCACTGCCACCAGTTAAGTTTGTCAAAGTTCCAACACTTGCGCCTGTTGTTAAAGCATTTGCAAGAGAAGTAGCACCCGCAGTACCGCCAGCACCACCCAATGCTAAATCTAGTTGAGCTAACTCAGCCATTGTCAGACCAGTAGAACCGACAGTTCCTGCCGCACCAGTAGCCGCACCACCACCACCAAAAAGGCTTTCAAAACCACCACCTAGTCCACCAAACAATGCCGCACCACCCAAAGCAAACTTCAGGAAGTCTTGTCCTGCATTAACTTCTTGTTGCGTACCAGTACGAGCAAGAGTTCCATCAGCGTTATATTGGTTATATCCACCGCCAGTTTTGTTTTCACCAACTTTATAGGTATAGACATTCTCAAGACCACCGATCTGCTGATCTTCGCCAGAACCGATCACTTGATAATTAGGTTGGACAATGGTGTCACCAAGGGTTACTGATTGTCCTTGAGGCACTGTAGCCGCTACACGAGAAGCGACCTCTCCCTCTGATACTCCAACAGCTTTAGCCATTTGAGCAGGAGATACCCCATACGTCTCCATAGCCGCAACAATTTCGGCATCACTTATGCCAGGATTTGCGTTAAGAAACCCTAAAATTTGTTCGCTTGTTACAGCCATGATATTTTCCTTTATGCGCTAGTATTTCGAGCCGCTTCAGCCGCAGCTTGTGCCGCTTGATAAGCCGCAATAACTTCCGCAGTCCAAACTGTATTGCAAATAGCAACAACATTAGCGGGAACGCCTGTCAGGTCTTGTGCGGGTGTAAGGCTTGAACGATGGTAGGTTTGGCTGATTTGATTGCCATCTTCCATGATGCGTGTAGCTTCACGATAAAGAATAGACCCATTTTCTTGAACAGTAATTTGGTCAACAGTTGTGGTTTTGGTAAGTGACATGATTTTCCTTTAGGTTAGTGTCCGACTTGATAATCCAATCAAGTTAATTAAACAAAGTATGTAAGTGTTACATTCATTTCTACTGCCGCTTGTATCCATGGTGCTGCAGCAGCCACTGTTCCAGATGAAAAACCCTGAACTAAAACAGTTGTTCCACCATTATCAATCCTCAAAACTAATGTATTGTTTGCAGATGATGTTAATCCATTTGCCCAAAAAGAACCTGCACTAGATGGTGCTAAAACAGTAAATGGCAAACCTGTAATAGTAAGATTTCCAGTAGGTGATGAAACAGAACCAACATACATTGATGCTGTACAAACAACCAATCTGCCAACTTTGGTGTATTTACCAGAAGTAAAACTACCATTCATCGTAATAGAACCACTAGATGATGCCGCCATTCCAGGTGTCCAAGTCCCTTCCTCATAGTCATCTAGCGTATTAGCGTCTGATGATGCTGATTGAGTTGCGGGGAATGTGATGCCCATGCCTGATGATGGAACTGCGCCACCAAGGCCAAGACCATAAGTATTGATTCTTGCTTTTTCTGTGTTGACGGCTAAGAACAGATGACCACCAGAAATAGACTGATGGGTCATGTTGTCAAAATCTATGTAGTGGTAGCCTTTTACAGTTCCGTTAGTTTGATAAGCAATGCCGCCTGATGTATTTGCATTAGTGCCACCAATAGTCAAAGTGCCAACAGTTCCAGCAATGGAAGAAAAAGTTGTAGTCTTAACCGCAACACTACCTGTGCTGTAGTAAATATCAGAACCGCTAGTTGTCCATTGGCTTGAGCCAGCAGTAGCCCAAGACAAAGTGCCAGAGCCATTGGTTGACAATACTTGTGCGCTTGTTCCATCAGCCGCAGGAAGTGTCCAAGTTACATTGGCAGCAATAGTGTCTGGTGCTTTAAATGACACATAGTTAGTACCATTGTCAGTATCTTCATACAACTTAATGTTAGAGCCAGCAGTTGAGTTTCCAAGAACATCTAATGCCCCTGTAAACACAGCCGCACCCGTATCACTCAATGTTGCACCAGTAGAGTTTTGAACCAACTTACCAGTTGTGCCATCAAAGCGAGTAAAAGCGTTATCTGTAGAAGATGCAGGGCCAACAACATCACCTGATCCACCGCCACCAGAAGCCGCAATGGTAATTGCACCTGCAGCATTGGTTACAGTAATTCCAGAACCAGCAGTTAAGGTTGCTTTGGTCAGGGTGTTACCAGTAGAGTTACCAATCAACAACTGACCATCTGTGTAAGAAGTCTGGCCTGTTCCACCATTGGCAACAGGAAGTGTCCCTGTTACACCAGTAGACAAAGGCAAGCCAGTTAAATTAGTAGCAGTACCGCTTGATGGAGTACCAAGCACACCACCATTAACCAAAGGTGCGCCAGAAGAGCCTACATTGACCGCTAGAGCCGTTGCTACACCTGTTCCTAGACCTGATACACCAGTAGAGATTGGAAGCCCTGTAGCGTTTGTTAAAGTTGCGCTAGTAGGTGTTCCAAGGATAGGAGTCACCAAAGTAGGCGATGTAGCAAATACTGCCGATCCTGTTCCTGTTTCATCTGTCAAAGCACCCAAAAGGTTTGCAGAACTGAATGACCCAAGAGATGTTGCATTGCCAACAGAAGTAACTGCACCAGTTAAGTTAGCGTTTGTTGTGACATTACCCGCAGTCAAACCTGAAGCAGTACCCGTAATATTTGTGCCAACCAAAGCAGATGGAGTGCCTAAAGCGGGAGTAACTAGAGTTGGGCTATTTGCAAACACCAAAGCACCAGAACCAGTTTCATCTGTTACGGCAGAAGCCAAGTTAGCAGATGATGGAGTACCCAAGAATGTCGCTACACCAGTGCCAAGACCTGAAACGCCTGTGGAGATCGGCAGACCAGTTAGGTTGGTTGCCGTACCAGAAGCAGGAGTTCCCAATGCGGGAGTCACTAGAGTAGGACTGTTTGACAGAACTACATTTCCTGTTCCAGTAGAAGAAGTTACACCAGTACCACCATTTGCTACTGCAAGAGTTCCTGTAATGTCAGCAGTAGAAAGACTTACTGCATCCCATGAGGCATTAGTTCCATCGCTTTGCAGATATTTATTAGCGGCAGATGTTTGGCTAGGCAAGAGGTTATTCAACGCACCTGCGGCTGTAGAAGCACCAGTACCGCCATCAGCAACCGCTAAGTCTGTGATACCTGTGATTGAACCACCAGTAATTGCGGCAGCAGAGTTATCTGTCTTAGTCGCAACAGCAGTAGCAATGTTGTTGAACTCAGTATCAATTTCAGTACCCTTGACAATCTTTAAAGGATTGCCAGGTGACAGGTTGTCTTTTGATGCAAAGTTAGTGGTTTTGGTGTAATTTGACATAGTTTACCTCTTAGCCCATTTTGCCATCTTTGGCTTGAATTTCAATCTTTTGCAATGAAAATGAGACACCTTTAATAGTTGTTTCATACCCTGTTTGGACAATCTTTCCCGCACCTGAAGCATTTGCTGTTAGTGTCTTAATTGGCACACCACTTGTGTACTCAGCAATGTTGTATTCAGCAGTTCCATACTCATAGCTTGTCTGTGAAGGAATGTAGACGTTTTCAGCACGATAAGCACCAGAATAGTCAAATCCCCAATTGATTGAGAGATACTGATCTGAACCGCCAATAACAATGGCAGTCACAGTTTTCAGAATAGAAATCTGATTAGGGTTTCCCAAGTCTGCATTGTTTGTGTAGTACGCAAATCGGTACGTTGTTGCATCATCAAGATAAGTTCCATACTTACCGATATACCCATTTTTACCAATGTACAAGTCGCCATTACGCAAAGAACGCAAAGCAGTAGGAGCAATTGAGTCCCATTTGGTTACACGGGAAGCACCATCTTGCAATGTTTGCTTAGTATCAAAGCAATAAACTTGGAAAGATGCAGGTAAAACAAGCAGATAAAAGGCTTCTTTTTCTGAGTAAACAGACTTCAAATTAGCCAATGTTTCGCTTGCTAAAGATGAATTTAGGTCAAAACGAACATTCTTAGACAGGTCTCTCAGGGGTGCAGACTTCTCTTGGATAGTCCTCATCAATGAACGAACACCTGAATCTGACAAGAAAACAACGTCAGTACCAATACTTTGTATGGTATCCCTTGCGATACACCCAATAGAACCTACTGTGTCGCTTAAAACAAGAGATGCGGGTGTAGAAGCACCAGAATAGACAAGAATCTGTCGTTTACCAAAGATAAACAAGAAATCATTGTGAGCTGCCAAACCCATCACTTCATCTGCGCCATTAGGCCACACACGAGAGACATCTAGTGAGCCTGAAGTGCCACCACCCCATACATGACCCGCAATCAGATCAGAGAAGGTAATAGTTGTTTTATCAGAAGTAGTATTAGCCACCCACAAACGACCAAAAGCAGAGATACAGATGTTTGCTTGTGGAGCAGTCGCTACATAACCAGACTTCTCAGACACTCTGCGGTAAGTAGTTGTACTTACTGCGGGGTCATAAATGAGTGGATCGTGTCCTGTTTGGAAGAAGTAAGCAATGCCATTCAAAGAGGCAGTTTGCCAGTTAGATGCAGTAATTGTTGGGCCTGTACCGCCACCGCCATAGGTCAACTCAGTCACCGCATTAGAAGTGCCAAGTTTGAATAGTTTGTTGTTGCCAGCGAAAAGAACTGTAAGAGTCCCGTCAGTCTGGACTAACTCATGGATGACACCAACGTCATTAGCACCTAAATCACCAGAAGAAGAATTGACCCTTGACCAACCTTTTCTAGCACCAATACGACCATATTGATCCAAGATGCAGTTAGTCGCAACCAAAGCAAATCCCGCCCCTAAATCAAGGGGAGAATCTTCAGTATTCAGGCCATAGAAGCCTGGTGCTGAGAGACTGTAACTTTGGAGTTGTGCTGCCATTAGACCGCCACAAAGTTGTCTTCAGGATAACGAGTAGACTCTAATGCAATTGCATCAGAGAGCATTCCTCTAAACAGAGCATAAGCCTCGGTAGAGTTTGTTCCACCATCTTCACCACGCTCAATCAAAGCACGAGCATAGGCACTTTGAGTCACCAAGTAGTCCAAAACTTTCACAGATGTGCCATCAGCAGACAGATTAGCTTGTGGAACAACCAAGTCAAACAGAATGGTAAACACGCCTGAAGGAACAGGGAAAAGGTCTACTTTAGTATCACCACTACCATCAACACCGCTAAAAACGTATTCATAAGGAATAGATGTAGCTGTAGGAGTAAAGTTCAGTCTGCGGTTCATCTCCACAAAAGAGATGTTGTTCATGCCAATCAAACTAGTTGTATTGATAACATCATTAACTCTGAACTTCTGACCCGCACCCGTAAGAGAGTATGAACTTGTGTTGGCAGCAGTTGTGACTGTAATCACACTTCCCAAACAGTTCCAGTTGTAAGAGTCCTCAATCTGTCTCTTAGCATCATTGACAAACTTGCCAATCAAAGAAGAATAGGTTGTTTCGCCAACAGTAGATACTGTGCTTTCACGCAAGCGAACTAGCACATCGTTAACAAGTTCTAAGTAGGTCATGTTCGTTGCGCTCCTTGAACCTCAAATGTTGCAATAAAACTGAATGTACTTGCACTTTGAGTTGTAATCTGAATCCTATCGCCTTCTTCCAAAACAATATAAGCATTGCCATCAAACTGAAGATATTGCTTAGATGTAAAGTCGTAAGAAGTAAGGATGTCTAAGGTGGTAGCCGCACTTGCGTCATACCATTGGACTGTGATGTGTTTTGTCGATCCACCAGTATTGTGAATGTACATGACAGTAAATTTGGCGTAGTAACCCGTAGGTACTGTGTAGACAGTAGTCAGCGTATTGGCTGCTGGGCTAATTCCGACAGATACAGGTCTCATTTATTCCTCTTAGAGATCGCTTTAGCCTTAGCCTTAGCGTCTTCCTTGGACGTTGCGCCCCAAGCTCTAAGAGATAATAGGAGTCGGGTAGGCTTCCCATCTTTCATCTCAGCGCCAGGCATAT